TCCAACACCAGGAACTATTTACGGAACAATTTCATCATCATCTTTTTCAACTGATACTACAGTTAATGTTACTTGGGATAGTGGTTCATTATCTAATGAAGCTCTTACAAATATTTTCATAGGTATATTAAGTAAAACAAATAATTCCATACCAACTGAATTAATTACAGATGCACAAGTTGCTACAGGTGCAAATATTAATGCAGCTAAATTAGGAACAGGTGTAGTTGACAATACAGAATTCAATTATTTAAATGGCGTAACATCAAACATTCAAACTCAATTAGATGCTAAACAAGCAACGATTACTGGCGGTGCTTCAACAATTACATCATCTAACTTAACAGCATCAAGAGCATTAGAATCTAATGGTTCAGGCAAAGTTGCTGCATCATCTGTTACATCAACTGAACTTGGTTATCTATCAGGTGTAACAAGTGCCATACAAACTCAATTTAGTAATAAACAACCTTTAGATGCTCAATTAACTGACATTGCTGGACTTACTCCAACTGATAGTAATTTCATTGTTGGTAATGGAACTAACTTTGTAGCTGAATCAGGTGCTACTGTAAGAACTTCATTAGGTCTTGGTTCTATTGCTACTCAAGATTCAAATAACGTTACGATTACTGGTGGTTCAATTACTGGTATGTCAACTCCTTCATTAGGTTCAGACGTTACGACAAAAACTTACGTTGATGATTTAGTTGCAGGATTAAAAACTAGAATTATTACAAGACTTGCTACTACTGCAAACCTTGACTTAGCTACTGACTTAGAAAATGGAGATACCTTAGATGGAGTTAGCTTAGTAACAGGTAATAAGATATTAGTAAAAGATCAGACAAACCAAACTCAAAATGGTATATACATAGTACCTGCAAGTGGAGCAGCAAGTAGAGATCCTGACTTTGATACTGTTGCTGAACTAGCTGGACAATTAGTAATCGTTCAAGAAGGATCAACAAATGCAGACAAGATTTATTTATGCACAACCGATAATAGCGGAAGCATTGGTAGCGTTAATATTACTTTCTCTCAAGTACAACCTCAGTTTACAGGTACTGTAAGTTCAGTAGCTGTAGCAGATGCAGGTTCTTCAGAGTTTACAGTATCAGGTTCACCAATAACATCATCAGGTACAATAACATTAGCAGTTAATTCCATTGATGCTAGTAAGATTGGAAATGGAGATGTCAGCAATACGGAATTAAGTTATGTCAATGGAGTAACTTCTGCAATTCAAACTCAAATCAATGGTAAGTTAGCAAACGTAGTAGAAGATACTACTCCACAATTAGGTGGTAACTTAGATGTTAATACTAATTCAATCGTATCTACTTCAAATGGAGACATAACTTTAGCACCTGATGGAACTGGTGTTGTAAACATTTCAGGTAATGCCACACAAGCTGGTAACTTAAGAATATTTGAAGATACAGATGATGGCACAAATTACATTGGTTTAAAAGCAGGAACTCTTGCGTCTAGCTTTACTTTAACTTTACCAATAGCAGATGGTTCGGCAGATCAAGCATTAAAGACAGATGGTTCAGGAAATTTATCTTTTGGAGATGTAGCAGGTGGAGAATCTTGGCAAACTGTTAAAACAGGAAACTTCAATGCTGTAGCTAGTGAGGGATATTTCATTAACACAACTTCTGCTGCAATTACTGCAACACTTCCAGGTTCTCCATCTCTTGGAGACTTTATTACTTTCATTGATTACGCAGGAACATTTGATACGAACAATTTAACTATTGCTAGAAATGGCAATCCAATTCAAGGAGCAGCATCAGACTTAACTGTATCAGTAGAGAGAGCAGCATTTACTTTAGTTTATGTAGATGGAACGCAAGGTTGGTTGCTGAAGAATAAATAATGAGTGAATATAAAGGTATAAAAGGTTTTTCAATTCAAAGTCTTTCAGCTGACCCTGCTGATCCTAATATAGGACAAGTTTGGTATAATTCTACTTCAGGTTCTTGGAAAGTAACTTCTGTTACAACAGCTGGTGCTTGGGCAACTGGTAATAATATGAATACTGCAAGATATCAACTAGCAGGAGCAGGTATTCAAACTGCTGCTTTAGGATTTGGTGGTAATCCACCACCTACAGGATCAGGTGCAACAGAAGAATATGATGGAACAAATTGGACTTCAGTAAATTCTATGATCACAGCAAGAAGAAATTTAACAGGTGCTGGAACACAAACTGCTGGTTTAGCATTTGGTGGTTTTGCTACAACTATTTCAACAGCAACAGAAGAATATGATGGAAATAGTTGGACATCTAGTCCAGGAAGTTTAAACACAGGAAGAAGATATTTAGCTGGTTGTGGTACTCAAACTGCTGGTTTGGCTATTGGTGGTTATACTGGTACAGTTTATACAGGAGCTACAGAAGAATATGATGGAACAAGTTGGACATCATCTAATCCTTTAAATACAGCAAGAATTGCTTTAGGAGGAGCAGGAACACAAACAGCTGGATTAGCTTTTGGAGGTGATCTTCCAGGAGTTTCTACAGCTTCAGAAGAATATGATGGTAATAGTTGGACTAGTTCTAATCCTATAAACACAGCAAGATATGATTTAGCAGGAGCAGGTATACAAACTTCAGCACTAGCTTTTGGTGGTTATACTGGTACAGCTTATACAGGAGCTACAGAAGAATATGATGGAACAAGTTGGGTAACATCTCCTGCAAGTTTAAACACAGCAAGAAGTTTACTAGCAGGAGCAGGAACACAAACTGCAGCTTTAGCAGCTGGTGGTAATGATGGATCTACTTTAGCAGCAACAGAAGAATGGCTTGGTGCAGGAGTAGCATTAACAAAAACAATAACGGTAAGTTAACAGGAGGAAAATATGGCACATACAAAAACATACATCTTAGCTAATAACTGGGGAAAAGGATTTATTGAACATAGCGAATCTGCTAAGTTTCAAATATCAGGATTTCCAGGAAACATTTGGCAAGTACCAGCACATAACAAAGATGCAAATTTTTGGATAAACAAAGTGTTAGGTACTGTTAAAAGTAAAGATGAAGCACAAGCAATCGTAGATGCAGAAGTACAAGCTGCACAAGCTGCTTGGGATTTATTATCAGATGAAGAAAAAGCTATGAGAGATAGACCCACTGACATAACATTAGTGGAGTAAAATGGCAGATTACATAAACATATACGGACAAGATATATTAGCGGTAGCATCAGACCCAGCTAATCCAACTGTTGGACAGATTTGGTATAATACGACTTCTAATACTTTAAAGGGTGGTGGTGTAACTACTGCTGGTGCTTGGGCAACTGCTAATAATATGAATACTGCAAGATCTGATTTAGCTGGTGCAGGAACGCAAACAGCAGGTTTAGGTTTTGGTGGTCAACCTGGTACAGGTAGTACAAGTGTAACAGAAGAATATGACGGAACAAATTGGGCAACTTCTCCAGGAAGTTTATCTACAGCTAGAAGACAATTAGCAGGTTGTGGAACTCAAACTTCAGCACTAGCTTTTGGTGGTTTTATACCAGCTTATACAGGAGCAACTGAGGAATATAATGGTTCAACTTGGACTTCAGTAAATTCTATGAATACAGCAAGATCAAGGTTAAGTGGAGTAGGAATACAAACAGCTGGTTTAGGTTTTGGTGGTAATGATGGTTCTCCTTCAGCTATTACAGCAGCAACAGAAGAATATAATGGAACATCTTGGGCAACTTCTCCTGGAAGTTTAAATACGGCAAGACAAAATTTAAAAGGGGCTGGTACTCAAATAGCAGCTTTAGGTTTTGGTGGATATATTACAGCTAATACAGGAGCAACAGAAGAATACGATGGAATTAGTTGGACATCTAGTAATAATTTAAACACAGCAAGAGATGAACTAGCAGGTTGTGGAACACAAACTGCAGCTTTAGCTTTTGGTGGCTACAGCACAGCTCCAACAGGAGCAACTGAAGAATACAATGGAGCAACTTGGGCAACAAGTCCAGGAAGTTTAAGTACAGCAAGATCTGGTTTAGCAGGTGCAGGAACTCAACCAGCAGCTTTAGCTTTTGGTGGTTTTGATACAGCTGCTACAGCAGCAACAGAAGAATGGAATGGAGCAGGTTCTCCATTAACAGTTACAATCACAGCTTCTTAACATTTACTTTATCATTCTAATAGTATAGAAAACTTATATTAAATGTCTCAGGAAAAAAGAAACATTCAGCCATTAATCGAAAAA